ATGGTAAACAGGTTTAGTAACCCTTGTTGATTAGTAATAAACTCAGCGGTCGTTGCCTTGCATCTTTAACAGCTTTTCCAAAGCTGACACTTTACGTTGTGAGATGTAGGATTATACGACATGTCTTATTAATAACACGAACGAAGAGACTAATGGTCTACAAGTGTTGTCCAGGTGTTTTCCTTCACCTATCCTGATGTCTTACTACATCAGTCATCCTTCTTACCAAGAAGGGCAGAGAAGTCATCGAACTCTCTAATCCATGTGGGCAGAACAAGATCTTTGTTTTCGGAGGACATGTCACTTAACGACATTGGTTCGTAATTCCCGAACTCTAATTCTCTCCTAGCATAGGCCTGCACATCACAATTGTGACGTAATGCTTTATGTATCGAATCTCCCTCCTCGATTTCATTCACCAATTTTTCAAGTGGTGTCTTTTCTAAGAGGTTGATCGTCATAAGCTTATACAGCCTAGCCCATTGATCGGCAAGATTAATAACGTTATCGTCAACAGATGCCAAACGGTAGTGTGGTAATTCCACATGATTGAACATCTTTAAATCTTGCATCACCAATTGGTGCATCTTCCACATGGCCATATCCTTAGGTTTTACCGGCTTAAGCTTCGGTACACTGTTCATCTTCATTTTGATGACAGTTGCAAACCTTCTATCAAGAATTGAAACCTCCGACTCATTATCGACGGGCAATCCAATTCCTCCAAGCCATTCTGGCAGGAACCATGATAGAGGATATTTATCCAAGGTTTCCCTATTATAGTGGATAAACCTTTTTTTAACTTTATTCCAGAAAGCATCCGGACAGGAACGTTTCAATTCGCGACAAATTACACCCAATTCATGGGGTCCCATTTTGAGGGAGCGAAATTTAGAAACTTGGTTACCTGAACCAGCGCGCTTCTGTCCTCTCATCAGACCGAGATTAATGTATTTACATTCGGTCCACCATTGCGTGGTTTCATTCCACTCGAAAATGGTTGAGTTAATGGTACAGAAGTTATCCGAGAAATAAGTCTTTCCCAAGCTAGAAAACAATCCAGCAATTGCACAAAAACCTTCCCAACAAATTCTTAATCGTTGGAAGTGACCTTTGAGGAGACAATCATCGCCATTTATTAAACATGGTAAGATCTTCCCGAGGCGTACTTTGTGATCGGCTACTCGATAGGTAACAGTGTTAAATTCACTTTCTTCTATCGCCAATCTACATAAGGCTGCATTTGCTATACAAAGGAATGGAAACGAGATTATTGACCCCATCAATTGTCCTTCAGTCTGTGGTTTTTCAACCCCATCTTCGACAAATATATGTTTGGTTAGGGCTCTTAACATCAAATCTTTAAGATTGACCAGGAAATTATCTGGTGCATAATGTAAGAGGCCCGGCTCTAAATTCTCGCCTATGTTGATCATCAATTGGTCTAAAATAACCTCAGAGACCCATGAATGGATCTTATTAGTAGATGCAACATAATCACCGCTTAATGCAATGAAATTCTTTTGTAATCGACCTAACACACGGTTGATATCAGTCTCTTCGACATATCGACCCATAAGTTGAAAAACTTTATGTTTTTTCAAATTAGACCAAAGCCAAGTTTGCAATGGTTTTAAAGCTGTGTAGGTAAGAGGCGGTCCTTTCGATATTACACGAACCTTTAATGGTTCTGAAAGGCCAACAGCTGAGACCAAAGGTCGTTCAGCTAAAGCAATATCAAATATTAAGTTATATTGCTTTCTCCATTTGTTTTCTAACAAACTTGTGTCAACAGTAATGATTTCTCCAGTGTCGGAAGTTCCAAGACCAACACTTTCGTATGCGTCAATAACGTTTTGTTCCAGGCGACCTAAGTCACCATAGTGTTCACTCACGGATCTACTAAATGTACATTTTATGACCCCAAACTGCAGCAAATCTCCTTCATTCCCAAATGAAGTTTTCTGATACAGCTCGTTAAGAGCACCACACTTACCTCGAGACCAAATATAATTGGCCGAGATGGAGGGGAAAAACGGTTCGAAAAGATCTTTGTATGATAAACAAACATCACTGAAAAGTTCATCAGTGGTTCTTTTCAAAGCTTCAACAACCTTACCTCTAGTTAAATCAACATAGAAGTCTTGACCTGGTATAGCACCAATCAAACCATAATCTATAACTGCTCTCTGGAGTAGCACCCTGCCGTCAGAGACTTGCTTTTTCTGCAAATCGTCGGGATCTAGGGTCAGCTCACTAACAGTGTCTGAGACAGATTTAACTACCATACTTTCAGGTACAGCCGGCATCGCCTTTTTAAGCTGTTGTGAAGTATTAACTACTTGCCAAAATTTCAAACGGAGATCCTTTTTTGAACTACTCTTCCAAGAGTTAAGTTGGTCATCTATCCAACCGCCGATGTAACAATCAGCTTCAAAAAATCGACTTATCTTCTGTTTAGGTCCTTCTAAAGGAAACAATAACAGTGGTCGTTCAGGTATATCCTGATTCCGATGAAAGGCAAAGTAAGCTGCAAATTTCCATTTAAGAAATTTTACCCAGCTGCCCTCACCATTACGTGAGACTAGTGCAAGCATTCGATGAACTGCTTTACACTTTACCTGGTTACTTCTTACGATGTTAACAAAATCATATTCTGATAGTTTATGATGATGTTGACGTAACCAGTTACGAGATCTAGGTTTTATAAAACCAACGATAATGCATAATTCTAGCATTGCCTCAACGGCCTCGATACACTTGACGACTTCGTCAGCAGATATTCCATATTCCCTACTTAAAAGTTCAGGAGTATTGAGATCGAAGAAATTATGTTCTTTAGACCCTTTAAGGTTTAAGAAATAATTCCAACGATGCTGATGAAGCCGAGGGGACTGTGTAAGACAGTCCACCATTTCTGGTCGCGTTTGTGAATTAATTAATTTAGACATAAGTCTATGAAAATTCCCAAATGTGGTTGCTATCTCGATCGTTTACGATCAGTC